CCTCCTTGGTTGGTGTACTGAAACTTCACCCAAGCCTCAATACTAAAATCACCCGTACCAAAATCTAAATTATCAGCATCAGGCACTTCAGCATAACCCGAACCATCTAAATTCAAACTATGCTCTCTAAGTCGAACAGAGTTGCCTAAGATGTCTTTAGAAGGGTCGTTAGGGTCTGCTATTAAAGTTATCTCATCTGCTACTGGTGTACTCTTCGCCCAATCCATCAAACCAAGTTGAGGTATTGTAGCTTGTTGGTCTTCCCAAGTCGCACCGATTATAGTACCATCGTTGCCCTCTCCCGAACTATCGTAGTTAATCGCACCATCACCCTCGCTCAAGTGCCAATAGCCTTTGAGGTTAGATAAGGTTGGTGAAACTACTTCTTTTACGGAGATGTTGCTTAATGTAGCTTTAAAACTTCCACTACCTTCAAAAGTTATTCTTGTTGTCGGAGATGTTCCTGCTTGGAGTATTTCAGTATATGTACCTGCAATAGTTCTTGAAATTCCGTTTGTGCCCCCTAATTCTACATTTACTGTGCCTTGTGTAAAATCTGTTAATGTATAAGTTACTTTATAAAATTTATTATCTTGAACAACGCTATTTTGCCAAACTGTTGAATCACTTGTTCCATCAGCAATTACCCCAACGCCCCCTAAAGACCAATTAGAGTTTAAAGCCCAAGGCGATTCTCCACCGCTAAAATCCATATTAGTACCTAAATCACTACCATATCTCAATTCAGAGTTATCCGTAACAAGGTGCTGCGGATTGTTGTAGTCAAAGGTAACATCGGCTTGTGTCCAAGCGGTGTCGTAGTATTCAACATCACTAATCAACCCATTAAAATAGTAGTAAGTAATGTTTCCGTGCCTACCTAGTGTTAATTCATCTTCTAAAGTGAAGTCGGCTGAAGCAGTTTTAGTGTAAACCTCTTCACCATCTAAATATACTGTCGCAGTTAATCCACTTACCGAAATAGCTACTCTATATACTGTATTGGCAGAAACACTCGGCATTGTTCCCGTTGTAGGATTTCCTGATTGGTCACCCCAACTAAAATAAAGCGTATCTGAGCTAGTCCATAAATAACACCTATTATTACCATTTTGACCAGTTGAGAATACCATATCATCACCTAACGTGGTGGCTTTAAATGTAGCTGCAATAGTAAACGATGCACTTGAATCCACTACATAACCATCTAGTACACTCATTCCGCTTACATAATCATTCACCCCATCAAAGCTAAGTGCCTTTCCAGTAAATAACTTCGCACTATTCGGTTCTGCGAAGGCTTGAGTTACTTCTTTTACGGAGATGTTTGAGATTGACAATGCAGTTGCACCAGCACCTCCGTATCTTTTAACACTTAAAGAAGTTTGATTTGTAATATAAACTGCCTTATTCCCATTAGTTGAAGGTAAAGAGATATTACCATCTACTAAAGCTAATTCCCCTTGCGACCAATTAGAGATAGTATAAGTTAAAAGATAAGTTTTAGATGTAGTAAGAGTTCCATCCGAAGTTAAAGTTGAGTTTGTTGCACTATCAGAGAGAGATAATGTTGCAATATTATCTACAACACTCCAATCCGAACCAGCCGACCAATAATCAAAATCATACTCAAAAGTACCATCTTGAACTTCCTCCACCCCAAGAATCTCCTTATCAACTCCCGATTTATCAGGTGCGATTTGAGTTACTTCTTTTACGGAGATGTTTTTTAATGTTAATGAAGTGCCTGATAATGTGCTGATGTAAAAATAAGTAGTAGATGTAGCAGTAAGATAAACAGTATGAATATCTACACTATCAGCTACATAATTGTAAGTATTACCATCATAAAATCTTAATGTCATATTACCTACGTTCTCAGTAACTTCATAAGTTACTTTATATACCGTTCCTATATCAAATAAATTTTGACGTATTTTTGAATTTACATCAAAGGTTGCTTCATTATTAAATGTTACAGTACCATCTGTTACTAACCACGCTGAAGTTCCTGAAGGAAAATTACCATCTGTTACTACATCCTCCCCAAGAATCTCACTCTTCTCGAAAGGTAGCCACATCTTTAGCCCGTTGCGAATGACACTTAACCCTTTACGAGCTAACGCACCTATTGTATTTTGAATTATATTTAACATATAACTCTAAATTTAGAATAAGGCAACTATGTCAGTTGCAGTTGTATTAGTTGCTTTTACTCTTGTTACTTGGATAGGTAAGAATGATCCGTCTGCTATATTTTTAAGAACTAATGTAGAACCGCCTAAAGTAATCACTTCTACATCTCCGCCAGTTCCTACAAATAAAGTTGCAGGCGTGTTAGCAGTTGCACCCGTTACATCTACTGAATCACTTGGTGTAACATCTACTCCCGTTGTTCCTTGTCTTACTATTAAATTCGTTGGCATTTCTTTGTGTTTAAGTTATATATATAAATAGAAATTAAACTAAATTGTTTTAAAATAAAAAAACCCCCCAATTTGGGAGGCTTTAATGTATAGAATTATAGTATTACGAAGTTACAATCGAAGGTCTATTCCCTGATGTTGTAAGTCCTCCGAAGACACCATCTGCAACTGCTGAACTCGGTGCAACAGATAAAGCAGCACGTTGCTCTCTACCTACTAAAGCTAAGTTATAACCACTCATATCACCAAAGGCTTTACCTCTACCGATGTTCCCACCCGTAACAGTTACACCATTATAAGCACCTGCTAAATATAAATCACCGAAACCAGTAGTTTCGTTTATATTATTGTCCTCAATAAAGATTTGGAACCTTCCCTGAGCAAGTATTTTTAAGTTTTTTAATGCGTCTTTAGATAAATTAGGTAGTGCTAAGTTAATTGTTTGCTCATAAAATACCGTTCCGTTTTCCTCTGATACTGTGATAGCCTCATCAAAATCTGATCCTTGTGGATTTAACTCGTATTTGTACGCTGAACTCGTTGCACCTAAATCATCTAACTCGCCATCTGCATCAATAGTATAAGCACCCATGTCGTTGTGGTTTACAAAGTAGATATTTCTAATACCTCCAATGCTCTCACGACATTCTAATGCTCTACCATTTGCTAGTAAACAAGCCATATTTTTAAGTATTTTAAAAAGTAGAGGTTTTTACACCCCTACTCAATTATTAATTATTATGCGTAATAAACGATGTCAGAACCGTTTGCGTAACCTACACCTGCGTTCCACTTCATAACTAAGCGAACATTGTCAGAGCCATCGTTCTCAGTCATATCGATAACTTTAACCTCTGCCATGTCTGAAGCTAAGTCAGTTGCAAAGAATAAGTTTGATTTACGAGCTGCAACCATTTTGTTAGCAGCCATTCCCGGTGCTAAGATTAATTTAGTACCCTCAAAGTTAGCCTCTGTTACTCCTACATGGAATTGATCTTGGTAACCTAGAGCTGCCTGAGCTGATACATAAAACTTCATCGCTGCCGTACCTACGTAAATAGCTAAATCTTCTTGCCCATAGTTAGCGTCTAAGATAGCATCTCTTACTTTTCCAAGTTCTGCGATGATGTTAGCTGCTGATAGAGTAGTACCAGTTACATCAACAACATCTGAATCTGCTGCTAGTTGTACTTGGAAACCATCAAACTGACCATTTGTTGAAGTAGCACCTGCCCAAATTGATTGCTCAACTTGTTGACCTACTAAAGCACCTGCATGACCGATGATATACTCTTGAAAGTTAGCTGGTAAAGTACCATCCACACCTGCTCTCATTGTAGCACCTGCGTAAGTAGAAAGCCAGTCTTTTTTACAAAGTTCTTTATTCAACCCGAAGTTCTCAGGTGCTAAAGCTTTCTCTACGTAAGTAACATCACCTGCATCTGTAAAGTCGCAAGTCGCATCTTTTACTGACGATGCTGATAAATCAAAGTTCTTTAAATTAACTGTGAATGTTACATTAGGCAATACTGTAATATTACCTTTTGCTAATGTTTCACCACTTAGAAGTGATGCTGAAATGAAACCCGCAGCCTCTTCGCCTCGGTATAATTTCGTTAATGAATCTGCCATTTTCTTTTATTTAGATTTGTTAATGTTATATTGAACCTTTTGTTGTGAAGTTAATCTTGAAAATTCCAAAGGTGATAACTCTACCTTGTTAAAATTACCTTCAGGACTTGGTTTGATCTCTTCGCCTACTTTCTCGAACTCTTCTACTTTAGTTTCAAGTTCTTTTGCTTCCTCTTGTACTGATTCATACTTCTCTTTTAAAGTATTAAATTCAGTTTTGATAGTCGCAAACTCTTGCACTAAGTTTTCAAGCACCCCGATAGCTTCTACTAGAGCATCTTTTGAATTGTCAGCCTCTTGCATTTCTTCCGCAGGTGCTTCTTCTTCTTTTACCTCTTCCTCTGCTGCTTTAATTTCAGCAATAATACCTTCTTCTGCTACTACTAAAAGTGATCCATCAGCTAAAGCATATTCGCCAACTGGCAAAGGTTGTTTCTCTTCTTCTACCATAATAAAGACCGCAGCACCAACTTCTAAAGCATCAGCACTTACAATAGTACCATCTTCTAAAGCGATGTCTTCAAACTTCATTTGTTCGGTAGCTTCTGAAAGCTCTTCCTTAGTTACTTCCTGATCCATTCCGAGCAAGACTTTAATTTTGTTTAGTGTTTCCATCTTTATAATTTATATTTATAAATAGTTATTTTACTACTTTGTTTTAAATTCACCATCTCTAATGATTTGTCTAATAGCCTCTAGGCTTTCCTCTTCGCTTATTTCAGTGTTAGCCTCTCCGAAGTTGCCCTCTACTGAAAAGCCTTTTACAACACCCTCTTTCACGTAGTTTTGCCATACCTCTTCATTGTCTATCTTCATACAAGCAACCCAAGTACCGATAGGATATTCTAGCCCAAAGGCTTGAGTTTTATCTTTTTGGCTATCCGCAACAATCCACGTTTCAATGGTTGTGATGCCTTGCACCGTTCTCGCATGGTCTATCGTTGTAGATTGATGCTTTGATTGTTGCATATATCTCTGAGCAATTTCTTTAACTGTTTCCTTAGAGAACCAACATTTGTACTTCTCTCCGTTATTATCCACCCTCAATATCTCCATATCGGGAATCATAACCGCACCCATAACAATTCGCTCATCGTTGTCTATAGTCGCAAACTTCTCTTTTGCTTTTGAGAAATACATAAAGTCCTCCTCTATCGCAGGCTGCTCTACTAAGCTAATAGCGTAAACACCGAAATCTTCGTTGTCGTTTATAACAAATTCTACTACCTTCATTTTATAATGTTCTTTGATTATTAATATATGATTGAGCCTCTTGGCTATCCGTTACACTTTGAGCAATTACAAACGCCTCTACTGGCTGATTTGCTTGTCCGTTAATACTATCAACTACATCTCCTAAACCAGTTGCAGCAGGAATCGAAGCAGCAATATTACCACCTATAGAACTAATCCCTGATGGTGCTGATCCACCTCCACCGCCACCACCCGGCACATCTGTTTGCAGTATTTTTCTAACATTTGATAAACCTACTAACCCCGTAGCAACTGCTTGAGCTATTGCATAACCCGGAATCGGAAGCCCTGAGAAAGCCCTTAATTGCCCTACAATAGCAGCATAAGTGTCTATAGTTGCACCTGCTACCGCAAATGCTTTATTGTCTCCTGCTAATTGACCTAACGCACCTACCACTTGACTTGCTGCCTCTATCTTAGCATCTCTCTCCCCTTGTGCAATTAATCCTTTTCTTTTGGCAAACTCCTTTTCTATATTCGTAGTATCTTGTCCACTCTTTCTAGCCAACCTCAACTTCTCTTGATACCATTGAGTTAGCTCTTGCATTTCAAGTTCTCTATTAGTCAAGCCTACTAAACTAAGCTCGTTCTCAATCTCTGTTTGCTCTTTTAATAAAGCATTTTGATTTGTTAATTGTTCTGACCTCTGCCCCGTTATACGCTCATTAATATCGACTAACTCAGTTTGTGCTTCAATTAATGCAACTTGTAAATCAATATTATCTTTATTTTGATTTAACTCTATTTGTGCTAAATCAATTTTCTTTTGTGCTAAGTCTTGTTCTTTTTTTAATTGCTCGTCTAATATTCTACCCAACTCATTATTCGCTGCGATACGTTGTTCTATAGTTGCACTCTCATCATCTCTAATCTGTCGCTGCAACTCAGCTTGATTTTGATAAGTAAGCATTAAGGCTTGTTGCCCTGCCTCTAATAATTTAACCTCATTTCGTAAGGCAACTAAAGAGTTTGCAGTTTTAACGGCTTCCTGAGTGCTTTTTACTAATGCAGTTGCAGTATCTTTTATTGTTTCTACGAAGTTAGTTTGCTGAACCTCATCTAAACCCGTTACCACTTGAACTAATGCAGTAGCGTAATCACCTGCCCCCTCTTTTACCTGATCCCAATCCAAAGAAAACACACCTTCGATAACTTTCCCAAGTGCTTTAAATTGTAATATAAAGCCTTCAAACCGATTTACTATATTTGTCTTAATAGCTTCCCACAATCCCGATATTGCCTCTTGTGGATTATTAAAAGCTGAGAATATAGACTCCCCTACCTTAACTGCTGCATCAACAATTTGATTAAATACAATGCCTAAAGTAGTTGTTGCAGTACTCATCAAATCCATTACAGTTTGATTCTGTTCCATTATCTCCTTGAGCTTAGACAATGCCCCTAAAATTAAACCGATACCTGCCGTTTTAATAGCTAAACCAACGCCCTTAAACCCTTTAGCAAGTCCATCCGTTGATTTTGCTGCGTCTTTTGTAGCTTCAGCACTATCATTTATTGCCCCCTTTAATGATTCAATCTCGCTTATTGCTTTATCGACCTTAGCAACTAAATCGAGCCTTACTTCTTCAGCCATAATTCCATTTTAAATTGTTTCCACGCTTTGCGTATTGTTTTTGGGTACTCATATAATCCAAATGCGATTGCGTTCTTCTTATCGACTTTTATCTTCCCTTTGTTTATTCCTCTTATTACTTCGTTTATCATT